ATGTTGGCCGCTCTCATGAAGCGTCTCGACGCGATTGAGGCTGCCATGAAGCCTGCTTCCGAAACTCCTCCGGCCGACGAACTGCCTCCTGAAGGTGAGAAGCCCGCAGGTGCTGAAGGCGAAAAACCCGAGGGCGATCACACGCCTGAGGAGATGCCCGCCCTCGAAGCCCGTCTGGCTACCATCGAGAAGGCCTTGGCAAAGCTGGCTGGCCTCGAACCTGAGGGCGAAGGTGGAGGCGGCGAGATTGAAGTCAGCCTCGACGCCGAGACCATCGCTCGCGCCGAGATCCTGGCTCCGGGCCTTGCCAAATCCAAGGACATGAAAGCCAAGTCGTTGACCTCTGCCTATGGCACGGAAGACGGCAAGGCGGTCATCGATACGCTGCTTGCCGGTAAGGCATTTGATTCGGCTGACAAGGACCTGCTCTTCGTCGCCGCGTCTGAGATGCTCAAGTCCGTGCGTCGCGGCCAACTGCACAGCACGCGTGTCTCGTTGGACTCGCTGCCAGGCATGAAAGCCGGTGAAATGACGCCGGAAAAGATCAACCAAATGAACGCCGCTCGTTACGGCAAACAGTAAGGAGAAAACCATGACCAGCTTCCTCTATCGCGCTCCCTCTGGTGTTGCCGGTGACGTGACCCGTCCGGATGACACCGTCGTTGAACCCGGTCTGCTCAATGCAGCCCAAGCCCCCACCGCCTTCGGCGCCCCTGTCAAGCTCGTGTCCGGCAAGTTCGAGAAGATCGCCGCGTCCGACGCTGCTGCGGTGTTCGCAGGTATCCTGTCCCGCATCGCTCCGTCGATCGCTGGCGACACCGCTCAGACCTTCGCCGGCGGCACGCCGAACACCGACTCGGTGCAAGGCATCGTGGTCGAAGGTTACGTCAACGTGGTTTGCACGATCGGCACCCCGGTTCGCGGCGGCGTCGTGTACATGCGCGTGGTCGCGGCCAGCGGCAAGGCTGTTGGCGACCTCGAAGCCACGGCTGATGGCGTAAACAACGTCGCGCTGACCGGCGTGACCTGGGCAATCGACGGCAAGGATTCCAGCAACATCGCTGAAATCCGCATCAAATAAGGAGTGACAACATGAAGACTTTTGACAGCACCCTGGCGTATTACGTCAACCAACTCGACAACCTCGACAAGAAGCTGTACGAGCCTTTGTTCTCGGTCACCTGGGGCCGTGACATCAAGCTGCGCACCGGCATCACGATGGCCAACGAGTCCACCTCGTTCATCCGCTCGACCATCGGTGCAGTCGGTACCCAGAACGCCACCGGCAAGCCGTGGATCAGCCCGAACACAACCACCCTGCCGGGTGTCTCGGTCAACGGTGAGCGCGTCACCCTGCCGCTGCGTCTGCTCGGCCAAGAGGTGTCCTACTCGTCCGTCGAACTGGAACGCAGCCAGCTGCTCGGCCAGCCGATCGACGCCCAGAAGTTCAACGCCTTGAACACCATCTACCAGATGGCCACCGACGAGATGATCTATGTCGGCGACACGGCTGTTGGCGCTGAGGGCCTGGTGAACAGCACTCTGGTGACTTCTGGCTCCGTGCCGAACGGTACCGGTGGCTCCCCGCTGTGGAGCGCCAAGACCCCGGACGAGATCCTGAAGGACGTCAACGACATGATCACGGCCGCATGGCAAGCCTCTGGCTTCTCTGTGTGCCCGGACAAGCTGTTGCTGCCGCCCACTCAGTTCGCGTACATCTCCAGCCAGAAGATCAGCACTGCCGGCAACGTCAGCATCCTGACCTTCCTGGAAGATAACAGCATCAGCCTCCGTGTGAACGGTCGCAAGCTGGACATCCAGCCGCTCAAGTGGCTGACTGGCCGCGGTGCTGCCGGCGCTGACCGCATGGTGGCTTACACCAACGACGAAGAGCGTGTGCGCTTCCCGATGGTGCCGGTCCGCCGCGAGACCCCGTACTACCTGGGCATCAAGTTCAACGCCCCGTACATCTGGGCCTTCGGCGAGGTGGAGTTCGTCTACCCCGAGACTGCTGTTTACCGCGACGGCATCTAACCGAAACGGAGGCCGGCCTAACAGCTGGCCTCCACTGACAAGGAGAAGATGATGCAAGTTCAATTCAACCGCCCGGTGACAATCGGCAAAGAAACCTACGGCAAGGGCCAGCACTCGGTGCCCGACGACGATGTCAAGGACAACTGGTTCTTTGATGCCCTGGTCAAGGAAGGCAGTGCTGTTGTGCTGCGCCAAGACGACGCTGCAGAAGAAGCTCCTGCGGAAGCCGAAGCTCAGGCTGAAGCTCCTGCGGAAGCCGAAGCTCAGGCTGAAGCTCCTGCTGCCAAGCCCACCGGCAAGAAGGGCAAGTGATGGACATCGCACTGTTTCGCACCGATTTTCCGGAGTTCGCGGACAGTGTCCGCTTCCCTGACTCGACCATCACCTTCTGGTCGGGCCTGGGGGAGCAACTTATTTCCGAGGACCGCTTCGGCAACATGCACACGCAGGCTGTCGAGCTGTTCACCGCCCACAACATCGTCCTAGCAGCTGGCAACGTGGCTGCATCAGCAGCTGGCGGCCTACCGGGTGGATCCGGTGGTCCTGTGGCCAGCAAAGCTGTAGGCTCGGTGAATGTGAGCTACGACAACGCCAGTGTGATGCTGCCCAACGCAGGCCACTGGAACCAAACAACCTACGGGCGCCAGTACATCCAGCTGGTTCGCCTCTTGGGGAACGGGTGCTACCAACTATGAACGGCGTCAAGATCACCAGGGACGATTCGATGCGCGTGCTGCAAGCCATCCAGAACATGGAAGGCAAGCACGTGCTCGTTGGCATTCCTGCTGACAACAACGCCCGGAAGGATGGTCCCATCACCAATGCCGCCCTGGGTTACATCCACGAGAACGGCAGCGCGGCGCACAACATCCCGCCTCGCCCGTTCTTGGTTCCTGGCATGAGGGCCGCGGCTCCCAAGTGCGCTGACGTGCTCAAAAGCTACGCCAAGAAGGCGGTCACCGGCGACGCCACCATTGACCAGGGCTTGAACGCCGCGGGTCTGGTGGCCCAGTCTGCCGTTAAGAACCGCATTCGCTCTGGTGAGGGTTTCGCACCTCTCCAGCCTGCCACGATCGCTGCTCGCAAGCGCCAAGGCAAGCAAGGTGAGAAGCCGTTGATTCGCACCGGCCAGTTGATGAACAGCATCACCTACGTTGTGAGGAAGAAATAATGGCACTCATCGACGTATCTGAGCTGCTCACGGATCCTGACTTCACGAACACCGTGACGCTGATCCGCCGCGCCTCGACTGTGAACACCTATGGCGAGAACGTTATGACTGAGACCCAGTCGACGATCACGGCCGTGGTGCAGGGCGCCAACACCGAGTCCCTGGAGCGCGTGCCTGAGGGTGCCCGTCTGTCTGACCTGATCGACGTCTACTACAAGGGCCAGCTGACAGCTGAGAGCCCAAGCGGCTACGCTGACATCATCGTCTGGGGCGGCAAGCGGTACCAGGTTTTCGAGGTGGTCGAGGACTTCATGAACTTCGGCGCTGGGTTCACCAAGGCCGTCTGCAAGCTGGAGGCTGTCAATGCCTAACTCAAGCGCAACCGGCGGTTACCTGACGCAGACCTCGTCGTCGATCGACGGCCAGGCGCTACGTCGATTTCTGCAAAGCGTCATCGTGGGTGTCACTGGTCTGAATGCCACGCTGGTCCGCCCCATGTGGCAACAGAATCCGCCTCCCATCCCGTCAATTGACGTCGATTGGTGCGGCTTCGCCATCATGACGCAACGCCCTGAGAAAGGTGCGTTCCATGAGCAGCTCGATACAGGTGGCGCCACGCTGCTTCGTCACGAGGAGCTGGACCTGCTCTGCGCGTTCTACGGGCCGAACTGTCTTGTCAACGCCGGGCTGCTGCGCGATGGTCTGGAGCTGATCGCTCAGAACCGCGAGCAGTTGTTCTTGGCTGGCATGGGAGTCAACGGGTTCTCGGACATCACGCATGCACCTGAGCTGGTCAATGACCGGTTCTTTGACCGCGCGGACATCACGATGACCATCCAACGAGAGATCCGCCGCAGCTACGACATCTTGCATTTCGTGGGCGCAAGTGGGAACGTTACGGCCAACCGTGACATTGAATCGCTGACCGCTGGCATCAACGTGTCAGCATAACTTTAGGAGAAAGAAAATGGCTCAAGGCTTGAATATCGGACGGTTGGTGCGAGCCACCGTCAATCTGGCTCCGTTGGCCGCGGCGCGCCGTGGCTTCGGCACGCTGCTCGTCGTCGGTGATTCCAATGTCATCAACGGTGTTGACCGCCTCCGCACCTACGTGGATCTGGAGTCGGTCGCTGAGGACTTCGGTACCTCAGCTCCTGAGTACCTGAGCGCCTCGCTGTACTTCGGCCAGTCGCCCCGTCCTCAGCAGCTGATGATCGGTCGCTGGTTGCGCACGGCAACTGCTGGACTGATCCAAGGCGGCATCCTGACCACGGCTGAGCAGGCCATGGCCAACTGGACGGTGATCACGACTGGTTCGTTCAAGATCGACATCGACGGCGTCACCAAGACCCTGTCGGCGCTCAACTTCAGCGCTCAGACCAACCTGAATGGTGTGGCCAGTGTCATCAACGCGGCTTTGACCGGCGGCACGATCGCCTGGGACGGTTCCCGCTTCACGGTGACTTCCTCGACGACTGGCGTGACCTCCACTGTCGGCTACGCCTCGGCTACCGGCTCTGGTACGGACATCTCGGCTCAGCTGAAGCTGACCAGCACGACCGCTCTGGTTCCGGTTCCTGGCTTCGCTGCCGAGACCCCTGTCGAGTGCGCCACCGAGCTGGCCAACATGTCTGGCATGTGGTACGGTCTGACCTTCGCGGCTTCGACGATGCCGACCGACGATCAGGCTGTAGACGTGGCTGCCTTCATCGAAGGTGCCTCGATCAGCCGCATCTTCGGTTTCACCGAGACCGACACCCGTGTGCTCGATGCTGCATGGACGACTGACATGGCCAGCCGCCTGAAGGCTCTGAGCTACAAGCGTAGCTTCGTGACGTTCAGCGCCAACAAGTACGCCGTCGCTTCGATGTTCGGCCGCGCCTTCTCGGTGAACTTCAGTGCCAACCGCTCGACCATCACGCTGATGTACAAGCAGGAGCCGGGCATTGTCGCTGAGTTGCTGACCGAGACCCAAGCGCAGACCCTCAAGGCCAAGCGCTGCAACGTCTTCGTGAAGTACATGAACGACACCGCCATCATCCAGTATGGCGTGATGAGTGGCCAAGCGTACTTCGACGAAATTCACGGCCTTGACTGGTTCGTCGATGCACTGCAGACCTCGCTCTACAACCTGCTCTACCAGAGCAAGACGAAGATCCCGCAGACCGACGCCGGCCAGAACCAGCTTGTGAACACGGCCTCGAACGTGTGTGCTGAGGCGATCAACAACGGTCTGGTGGCTCCTGGGCAGTGGAACGCCGACGGCTTCGGCCAGCTGGAACGCGGGCAGTTCCTCACTGAGGGCTTCTACATCTACACCCAGCCGATGGCCCTGCAAGACCAGTCGATTCGTGAGCAGCGCATCGCTCCTCCGATCCAGATCGCTCTGAAACTGGCCGGTGCCATTCACGAGATCGACGCCATCATCGACGTCAACCGCTAATCAAGGAGAACAACCATGGCAACTTATTCCTTCCAAGACGTCGTCGCCGCCATTTCTGGCGTTGGCGGCTCGATCAACCTGGCGGCTGGCGCTGGTGTGGCTGAAGAGGGTATCACCATCGAGTCCATGGAGGACAAGAGCGTGATGACCATCGGCGCCGATGGCGCTGGCATGCACTCGCTGGTCGCCAATGAGGCCAGCTCGGTCACCATCCGCCTGCTCAAGACCTCGCCGGTCAACAAGCAGCTGCAGGAAATGTACAACCAACAGACCAAGTCCAGCGCCAACCACGGCAAGAACACCATCACGGTGCGCGATGCCGTACGCGGCGACAACATCACCTTGACTGAGGTCGCGTTCAAGAAGCGCCCGACCGTGACCTATGCCAAGGAAGGTGGTCTGATGGAATGGACCTTTGACGCGATCAAGACTACTGCCGTTCTGGGCAGCGGCACTCCTGAGGCCTGATCATGGAACTCGAACTGGACGGACACACCTACCGTGTTGGCAAGCTGGACGCTCGTGCACAATTTCATATCGTGCGGCGTCTGGCTCCGGTTCTTGGCGAGCTGGCACCAGCTTTGCAAGGCGGCAAGGGCGGTCTCGACGCCCTTCCGCCCATCGCAACGGCTGTGGCCAAGCTCTCCGATGCCGATGCTGATTACTGCATCTTCGGTCTGTTGAAGGTAGTGAGCCGCAAGCAGCCGAATGGTTTGGGTTGGGGCCCGGTCTCGACCGAGAACCTGCTCATGTACGACGACATTGGCATGACCCAGATGCTCAAGCTGGCGTGGGAAGCGCTGACATTCAACATGTCAGGTTTTTTCGCCGCACTCCCCTCGGATTTGAAAGAAGCAGCCCAGAAAGCAAAAGGCCGGTAAAGTGGGTTTCGCTTCCCGACGGGGAGGACTGGTTGCTCCGGCCAGTGCTGAGAGGCATGTGCAAGTATGAAAGCTTGATCGACTGCACTCTCAGCCTGGCCGATGTTGCTTTGATGAACGACGCACTTGACGTGCAAGAGGAGAACGAAATGCGGTATCGGGAGGCCAACACATGAACGGTGAAGTCATCAAGGAGTTTCTGGTTGGCCTCGGCTTTCAGATTGACGAGGCTGGCCTGTCCAAGTTTAGCTCGGGCATCACCAACGCCACAATCGCCGTTGGTGCCATCGGCACGGCCGCAGTTGCAGCAGCTGGGGCCATCACCGCATTTGTCGCCGGGGTTGCCGACAAGTTCGATGCGCTGGGAGACCTTGCCGACCGCGTCAACACCACGGTCGAGAGCGTCATGCGCCTCGGCTACGTGGCTACGCTGACTGGATCCAGCGTCGAAGCTGCCAATTCATCGATCGAGAACCTGAGCCGTGTGGCTGGTGAGGCCGCACTGGGCTTGGGCCGCGGTGCCAAGGTCTTCCAGGATCTGGGCCTGTCGGCCAAGGATAGCAACGGCAACCTGAAAGACACCTCGGTTCTCATGGCTGAGATTGGTGGCAAGATCAAGGACATGGGCCGCGGCGAGCAGATGGCCGTGCTGTCGAAGCTGGGCATCGATCCGACGATGATCAACGCCCTCACAACTGACGTGTCTGGCCTTGCCGCTGAGTTCGACCAGCTGTACAAGAACGCCGGCATCGACGCCAACAAGGCGGCTGAGCAGTCGGGCGAGTTCAACGACAGCATGGACCGCCTGAAGATGACGTTCGATGCCATCAAGTCGGCTGTCGGCCTCAAGTTCATGGGGCAGATCAAGAACGGCATCGACACGCTGCGCAAGTTTTTGGTCGAGAACATGCCCAAGATCATCAACGCGGTGACTCCCATCATCAACGTGGTGCTGCGCATCGCCGAGGCGTTCATCAAGATCGTGGGCCGTGTAGGTTCCGCCATCGGAGCCATCATCGGCTTCTTGGTCAAGGTCAACGACGCTACTGACGGCTGGGCTGGTTACATCTTGGCAGCGGCTGCCGCGTGGAAGTTCCTGAATCTCTCGTTCTTGGCCACGCCCATCGGCATGATCCTCTCGCTGGCTGCCGCCATCGCGTTGCTGGTTGACGACTTTCTGACCTGGAAGGAGGGCGGTGACAGCCTGATCGACTGGTCGGCCTGGGAGCCTGCAATCACGTCAGCCATGGCGGCCATCGGAGCCTTGCGTGACCTGCTGGCCAGCGCGTTCACGGTCATGTTCGCCGCTGTCGATGCTCTGATCAGCCTGCTCATGGGCGACTTCTCAGGCGCGTGGAACGCGGTGGGTGAGCTAGTCAACGGCGTCATCGGCATCTTCACCTCCGCCTGGGAGACGATCAAGAACCTGGGCGAGGGCATCGGCAACTTCGTCGGCGCAGTTGCTGGGTTCTTCGGTGGTGGCAGCGCGCCCAAGCCGGCTCTGACCCCGACACCTCAAGCAGCCGCTGCTGTGACTGGTGGCAACCAGAGCGTGAGCCAGCAGACGCAGATCGTGGTGCAAGGAGCGGGAAATCCTGATGCTACCGCCAGAGCCGTCGCAGGACAGCAGAACCGGGTCAACGCCGACATGGCCCGGAATATGAAAGGAGCAGCACGATGACCATGCTCAACCCGAGCACCCCGGCCACGATCATCCCTCGCCGTTCGATCGGGCCGTTCAACGCCACGGTGACTCTCGAGGAAATCGCCAGCGACGACCTTGAGATCACCCAGCACCCTGTTCAGCAAGGTGCCACGATCACTGATCATGCCTACTTGAAGCCAGCCACCGTGAGCATCAAGATCATGTTCAATGCAGCTGATGCTCCGCTGGCTGAGACCTACGCCAAGCTACGCCAGCTCCAAGCCAGCCGTGAGCCGTTCGACGTGGTCACTGGCAAGCGCGCCTACAAGAACATGCTGTTCAAGTCGCTGGGCCAGACGAATGACGCCCAGACAGAGAACGTCCTGAGCATCTCAGCTGAGCTCCAGGAGATCTTCATCGTGCAGGTCGAGACCACCACGGTGCCGCCGCGTAAGCAGCAGGCAAACCCGGGCAAGACCGGCGCCACTGAGAACGCCGGGCAGAAGAGTGCTCAACCGGCTCCTGAGCGGAACCGCAGCGCCCTTCGCACTTTGGCAGGATAAACCATGGAACAACTTTTTGTCATCCCTTTGACCAACGTCCCGCAGCGGTTCACCATCGAACTGTCGGGCGTGGCCTACATCATCGTCTGCAAGTGGAATGGCGAGATGCCGGCGTGGACCCTTGACATCTTCGATGAGGTCACAAGCCAGCCGCTGATCGTCAATCTACCTCTGGTTGCAGGCGCCAACCTGCTTGAGCAGTTCGGCCACATCGGCATCCCAGGCAAGCTGCTTGTCTACACCGATGGCGATGAGTTTGCACCGCCCACCCTTGACAACCTCGGCCAAGAGGCTAACCTCTACTATCTGGTGGACGCGTGATGGCGACCGAGCAAAGGCAATACCTCCGTCGGTGCAAGCTGATCGTCTCAACAGCCGGTGGTTCAGGCCTCGACCTGTCTGGCCTGCACATCAAGTTCGCCGTCAAGAAGGCTGATGCCCAGACACCGAACACGGCTGAGATCCGTGTCTACAACGTGGCTGAGACGACTGTGGCTCGCATTCGCAAGGAGTTCAGCCGCGTCGTGTTGCAAGCCGGGTACGAGTCCAACTACGGCGTCATCTTCGACGGCAACATCAAGCAAGTGCGCTTCGGTCGTGAGAATGGGACGGATACCTACATCGACATCGCAGCCGGTGACGGTGATGACGCCTACAACTTTGCTGTGGTGAATACGACCTTGGCAGCTGGTGCCAAGCAGTCAGACCAGATCGGAGCTGCCGCCAACTCGATGTCGGGCCGCGGCGTCAAGCAAGGCTATATCGGCGATACGGGTGAAGGTAAGCTGCCACGTGGCAAGGTCATGTATGGCATGGCCCGTGACTACTTGCGCCAGTCGGCTGAGGCCTCAGACACCTCGTGGTCGATCCAAGATGGCAAGCTCCAGTTTGTCCCGATGACCGGGGTGCTTCCCAACCAGGCCGTGGTGCTCAACAGCAAGACAGGCTTGGTTGGCCAACCTGAGCAGACGAACGACGGCATCAAGGCCCGTTGCCTGCTGAACCCGATGCTCAAGATTGGTGGCAAGGTGCAGATCGATGAGAAGGACGTCGCTCAGGCGAAGCTGCCCGACACCACGAAGGATGCCCAAGCTAACCAGCCGGCTGACATCGCTGCAGACGGGTTCTACCGCCTTCTGGTCGTTGAGCACTCAGGCGATACGCGCGGCAATGACTGGTACTCGGACCTCGTGTGCCTTGACATCGATGCCACGCAACCTCCCAACAAGCAGGTGAAACCAACATGAACCGCGAAGAACGACTAGATGACCCGGAAGAGTCCTTGCGCCTGGCCATGGAGAGCCAGCAGGCGCAGATCTGGACTGCCATGCCCGGTGTCGTTGCAGCAGTGAACCTCTCCGCCCAGACCCTATCCGTCCAACCGACAGTCCAGGGCTCGGTGGCTTCGCCCAATGGCGCCAAGCAACTGGTGAATCTGCCTCTGCTGGTAGACGTGCCCATCGTGTGGCCACGAGCTGGCGGCTTTGCCCTGACCTTCCCGATCACGGCTGGCGATGAGGTGCTGGTCGTGTTTGCCAGCCGCTGCATCGATTCGTGGTGGCAGTCTGGTGGCGTAGGAGCTCCGGCCGAGGCTCGCATGCACGATCTGTCTGATGGGTTCGCAATCCTCGCTCCGACCAGCCAGCCGAAGAAGCTGACTGGCGTTAGCTCCACAAATGTGCAGCTTCGCGATGAGTCTGGCACCACATACGTGGAGATCACCCCTGGCGGCAAAGCGCGTGTGGTGGCCGCCACCCAGATCGATGTGGAAGCCCCAATTGTCAATATCACTGGTGACCTGAATGTCACTGGCGAGATGAACCTAGTCGGACAGCTGACCCAGTCTGGAGGTTCGATGACGATCGGCGGGGTTGTCTTTGGCACCCATAAGCACACCGGGGTCCAGCCAGGGTCTGGCACCTCAGGTGGACCGACGAACTGATTTACAGCTTCACAAGCAGTGGATATAATCCGGACATGGAGAAAACAACGTGAGATACCGCCGACTGACTGAGACTGGAGACATGACCTTCGGGAGCCAGCAGGCTGACTTTCTCCGAAATACCCCCGAAACTGTGGCTCAGGCTGTGGTGACGCGGCTTGGTTTATGGCTCGACGAGTGGTTTCTCGACTCAGCCGAAGGCACGCCCTACGTGCAAGCCGCGTTGGGCAAGTACACGCAACAGACAATTGAGCCGGCGATCCGCCAGCGGATTCTCGAGACCGAGAACGTCACTGCGATCACAGCCTTCGACCTGCAGTTCGATCCTGACGAGCGCAAGGTGACCATTCAGGCGACCATTGACACCACATTCGGCCCGACAACTCTTGTGGGAGTAGTGTGATGGCGATCGCTGATCTTGTTTATGTGGATGCTACGGGCTTCCACTATCCCGACTACCCAACTGTGCTCCAATACCTCACTGACGAGTACAAGGCCATCTACGGTGCGGACACCTACCTCGCACCTGACAGCCAAGACGGCCAGTGGTTGGCCATTCAGGCCTTGGCCATCTTCGACACGATGCAAGTCGCTGCCGCCGTCTATTCCAGCTTCTCGCCGCTGACAGCCCAGGCCGACGCACTGAGCCGCAATGTGAAGATCAATGGCATCAAGCGGCGCGTGGCTACCTTCTCGACAGCCGACCTGCTGATCGTCGGCACCGCCGGCACAGTCATCAACAACGGCCAAGCTGAGGACACGCTCAGTCAGAAGTGGAACCTGCCGGCGTCGGTGACCATCCCGCCCGGTGGCTCCATCACCGTGACTGCGACGGCAGCTGAGATCGGTTCCGTCACCGCCGGGCCGAACACCATCAACAAGATCGCCACCCCGACTCTCGGCTGGCAGTCCGTCGACAACGCGGCTGCCGCCACGACCGGAGACCCTGTCGAGACCGACGCCGAGTTGCGCCGCCGCCAGACCTTCTCGACCGCTCTACCTTCGTTGACCGTGCTTGATGGCACCATCGGAGCTGTGGCCTCAGTGCCCGGAGTCACCCGCTTCCGCGGCTACGAGAACGACAGCGACGTGACCGATGCCAATGGCATCCCAGCTCACAGCATCGCGATCGTGGCAGAAGGCGGTGACCAGCAGGCCATCGGTGACGCGATCGCCATCAAGAAGACCCCTGGCACCGGGACCTACGGCACGACGACGGTCACGACCTACGATCAATATGGCCTGCCCAACCTGATCGACTTCTTCCGCCCGACGCCTGCGACCATCGGGGTTGAGGTGACGATCCAAGCGCTGACTGGCTACACGACGAGCTACGCCGATCAGATTGCGGCTGCTGTCGCCGCCTCCATCCAAGCTCTGGACATCGGTGACGATGTGCTGATCACCAAGCTCTACGTCCCGGCCAACCTGCCTGGGACCCAAGCTGGTGCGACGTTCGACATCACCCAGCTCCGCATCAAGAAGAACGCGGGTGCCTTTGGCACCAGCAACCTGACGCTGGCCTTCAATGAGGTGGCCGAGTGCGACCCCGCTGTTGACGTCACGGTGATTGTGCTATGACCAACGAAGACTACCTGAACCTCATCACCAGCGAACATCGTGGCAAGGAGAAGTTCGAGGCCACGGTGGTTGCCGGTGTCTCGCCATTCTCGAAGCTTCAGGCGGTCATGCTTGGCTTGCCTGCCGACTTCGACATCGACTCAGCCGTTGGTGTGCAACTTGACGCTGTTGGCGCCTGGATCGGCCGTTCTCGCCGCATCGACACCCCGCTGGTTGGGGTGTACTTTACCTGGGATGACCTCGCGTCCGATGGGTGGGAGTCGGGTATCTGGAAGGGTCCATTCGATCCCGACAGCGGCTTGGTTGACCTGCCCGATGATTCTTACCGCGTCCTGCTCAAGGCCAAGATCGCAGCCAACAGCTGGGATGGTACCATTCCAGGAGCCTACGCCATCTGGGCCACGGTGTTCACGAACTCACAATTGGTCATCCAGGACAACCAAGACATGAGCATGGTGGTCGGTATCGCTGGCCAACCACTCTCGATCGTCGACCAAGCCCTGCTCACAAACGGCTACATCCCGCTAAAGCCAGAAGGCGCGCGGATTCAATACTACGCGATCGCGCCAGCGGCTGGGGCCCTCTTCGCGTGGGACACAGATGAAAGCACCGCGCTGGCTGGCTGGGACACCGGCCAGTGGGCAACTGAGTTAATTCCCGCCTAAGGAGAACATGAATGGCAACCAATGAGATTCTGCGATTTGCAGAAACCGACACCGGCACGAACCTGCTGACCCAAGCAGAGTATCTTGCCGACTCCCAACGACCCATCGGCAACCAACCGGGTGTGGCCCGCAGCAAGCTGGTGAACAAGGCTCTGCGCCAAGCCTCGCTCATCGCTGCCGGTCTGGCTGAATATATCGCTGACAACCAAGCGAACAACATCACGGACGCACTGACGCCGCAAAACATCGCGGACTACTTGCAGGCCGCGCTGACTGGTGCGCTTGGTGTGACACCTCCGCAGTTCGACAACGACACTTCGCTGGCGACGACTGCGTTTGTGCAGCGGGCGTTGGGCAACCTTCGCTCAGAGACTGCCGTCAATTCGTCCACAACCCTTGGTGCTGCTGCCATCGGGCAGCTCGTCGTCGGTGGCGCCGGCACTTACACGACGACGCTTCCTCTTGCCAACTCTGTTCCCGTAGGCGCCCAAATCCATTTCTTTGGAACCGCCGACATTGTAACGTGGGTGGTTCAGCGGCAAGGTGCGGACATTATCGACAACAATGGAGGCGGGACATTCTTCACAGTTGGCACAGGCGACTCCGCCGTTTTAGAGTCTAATGGAGTTGGGACTTGGCGCATTGTTAGCGGGAGCGTGTCACTGAGAAATTCTAGAGATTTTGGCAAATCCCTCGCCTCCAATGGCTACCAGCGGCTGCCTAGTGGGTTGATTATTCAGTGGGCTGGTGGAACGTCGCAGGCAGCTTCTGGCAACCAAGTTATCACATTGCCGATAGCATTCCCAAACGCGCCACTGCGTTGTCAGGTCACAAATTTATATGGCTCTGCAGCTCAAAATGGCGGCTACGGTGTCATCACGGCAACAGCCACTTCCGTGACTGTTGCTCGAAACAACGCCGACAACGGCAACGGCGTGACACCTCAGATTATCGCTTTTGGCTACTAAGGAGAAATCATGTTCTATGCAAAAAGCACAAACGGCTTCTACGATGCCGCAATACACGGCGACAACATCCCCGCTGATGCTGTCGAGATCACGGTCGAGGAGCACCAAGCCCTGCTCGAAGGCCAGTCGCAAGGCAAGATCATCTCTGCCGACAAGAACGGCAAGCCAGTCCTGAAAGACCCGCCGCCTCCGACCCCTGAGCAGATCATCGCGCAATACGACGCAGCAGTGCAGCAACGGCTTGATGACTTTGCCAAGACCCGCAACTACACCAACATCATGTCGGCAGCCACCTACGCTACCAGCACAGTGCCCAAGTTCAAGGCTGAGGGCCAGTACGCTGTGGAGGCTCGTGACGCTACGTGGGCCAAGTGCTACGAGATTCTGGCTGCGGTCGAGGGTGGTACACGCCCGATGCCGACACTGGACGAACTGCTCGCTGAGCTGCCGGTGCTGACATGGCCGAACTGACCTCTGTCCTGCTCTGGACGATCGGCTTCCTCTGGGCCTTCTGGGGCATGTACGTGCTGGTGATGGGCATCTACCGCGCCCACCTCAGCCACCGCCTCAAGGGGCTGGTGTTGGTGCTCTCGCTGCCGTTCGTCGCCATCGGCTACGCCATGGATGTGTTCGCCAACGTGACCATCGCCAGCGTCGCCTTCCTGGAGCCTCCGCGTGAGTGGCTGGTCACCGACCGGCTTCAGCGCCACATGCACAAAAGCAAGGGCTGGCGGTTCTGGCTGGCCAAGTACATCTGCGACCACCTGCTAGACGTCTTCGACCCGTCTGGCGACCACTGTTGAGGACCAATTGAGATGGATCAAACAATCATCAACTGGCTGCTGGCGGGCTTTGGTGCCCTCATTGGTTTCCTGCTCAATGCCGTGTGGCAAGCTGTGAAGGACCTGCAAACCGCTGACAAGGTGCTTGCAGAGAAGGTCGGCAGCATTGAGGTTCTGGTGGCCGGGGACTACCTTCGACGGGATGACTTCACGCACACGATCGAGGCGCTCTTCAAGAAGCTTGACAAGATCGAAGACAAGCTTGACAAGAAGGCGGACAAATGAGCAAATTCTCGCTAAGCAAAAAGTCGCTCAGCAGGCTCGAAGGCGTGCACGATGACCTGGTGCGAGTTGTCAAGCGAGCCATTGAGATCACCCAGATCGACTTCACCGTCCTCGAAGGCGTGCGGTCCAAGGCGCGCCAGGCGCAGCTGGTTGCCTCTGGCGCCAGCAAGACGATGGATGGTCGCCACCTGACCGGGCATGCCGTCGACCTCGCCGCCTACGTCGCAGGGTCGCCCCGCTGGGACTGGCCGCTCTACTACAAGCTGGCTGAGGCCGTTCAGCAGGCGGCCAAGGAGCTCGGTGTCCAGATCGTCTGGGGTGGCGTCTGGGACCGGGTGCTCAACCAGATCGGGGGCCCTGCCGACGAGGTGGCCGCCTACGTGCAGCGCCGCCGCGACCTTGGCAAGAAGGCCTTCATCGATGGGCCCCACTTTGAACTCTCACGGAAGGAGTACCCATAATGGATCCGATCACCATCAGCGGCATCTTTAGCATCGGCACCAAGCTCATCGACAAGCTGTTCCCAGATCCTGAGCAGAAGGCCAAGGCTCAGCTGGAGCTGCTTCGCATGCAGCAGTCAGGCGACCTCGACGAGATGAAGACCCAGCTCAGCGCCATCATCGCCGAAGCCCAGTCCTCAGATCCCTGGACCAGCCGTGCCAGACCGTCGTTCCTCTACGTAGTCTACGTGCTTCTGCTGTGGAGTATCCCCATGGGGGTCCTGACGATCTTCCGACCAGAAGCTGCTGCTGCCTTCACCACCGGCTTCAAGGCCTGGATGCTGGCCATCCCGGAACCGGTCCTGACGCTCTTCGGGGTCGTGATGACTGGCTACGTCGCCGGCAGGTCCTGGGAGAAGGTCCGCGGTGCTACGAAGTAAGCAGGGACTAACAGGAACCATGCAGGGTTGAAAAGAATGGCCTAACCCATAACTTCCTATGGTCTAGGCCATTTCATGATCCCTCGGGTCATTCCTGAGGGTCAAGTTGGATCAAATCTCCACAAGAAGTTGCTCCCAGGCCCGCCCGGCGCCTGTCCAGAGCTCCCGAGCCGCCGAGTGCGGGTACTCCTCCACAAAGACGATCCGCTCGCAGCTGGTGTTGAGCAGCAGCTTGACGCAGGTCATGCACGGGCTGGCTGTCACGTAGCACGTGTGGATGCTGTAGACGTCCTTGCACTGGAGCATGGCGTTCTGCTCAGCATGGATCGCTTGGCAGCCGTCAAGGTTCGTCCCGCTCGGTGAGTTGGCTCCTGAGCAGGCATGAGGGAACCCCGTCTCGAAGTACGGGTCATGGTGGTTGCAGTGAGGCAGGCCAGCCGCGACGCCGTTGTACCCGGTGGCCAGCACGTGGCCCCGAGCGTTCAGCAGCACGCAGCCAACTGCTCGGCGGCAGCAGGTCGTTCGTTGGGCAGTCAGCAGGGCCAGCTTCAGGGCCCACTCGTCGCGGCTGGGTCTCATGTTACAGCTCCCACCAACGGCAGGCGTCACCCGGCCGGCTGTCACGGATCGTCTTGAGCTCCGACATCAGGTAGGTCGGGTCGTTCCACAGCAGCTTGGGTGTCTCAACCTGGTCAAGCACCTGGCTGGCCAGACACAACTTCGCATCCTCCCAGTTGGTCTCGTACAGGTGACTGCTGGCCGCCGTCAGGAACAGCTTGCCAGGCGACACAGCATCAGCAGCCAGACGGTGCTCGTTCAGCAGACCGCAAACGAGGTGGCTCAGCATGCTGAAGTTGAAGACGTCATAGGGCACGCCCAGCCAGACGTCGCTCGACCTCATGAACACGTGGGCATTGAGCTTGCCGCCGCGAATGTTGAAGAAGATGGCCACCGTGCAGGGTACGTCCTTCGTCTGGGGCGGGCACTCACGCCAGATTGTCAGGCCAGCTTGGCGGCTGTCCTCATCGGCCTGCAGCTTCTCGATGATGTAGGGCAGCTGGGCCACGATCTTGGGTCCGTAGGCGCCGAAGAAGCGCTCGCCGTCGTCGCTGAAGTCCTTGATGCGGCTGTTGTACGGGGCGATCGTCTCGACCCGGTCATCGCCAGTCAGGATCCAGAAGGCCTCGGCCGCCATGAACTTGTAGCTCAGGCTGCGGTCGGGCACTCGGAGCACAGGTTTCCGCATGTTTACCACAATGGTGCGCTGCGGAATCTCACGAGTCATCTTGCCGCGTGGTGCCACGGGGTCACCGTTGGTCAAGATGTCGTTGACGGCCTCAAGCCAAGTGCGTGAAAAGTCTTGCATGTTGTTCTCCTTAGATGAGGTCAAGCAACGGGTAGCGCTGCTTGAAGTTGAAGCGCTTCCAGGTCTGGGGGTGCTGGACCGAAGCGGCTTTGATCTTGAGCTTGTACAACTGCTGGTAGGCCTCCGTGCCCATGGCGATGATGCGCTCAGGCGTCAGGTCATACAGCACAGACAGGTCCTGATCGGAGTTCAGCCAGAGGATGTCATGCTCGCCAACCTCGATCAGATCCAGCTGATCTGCCAACCACTGGCTGCAGCCCTCGCCGCTGAACGAGGCGAAGGGCCACTGGTACCAGGGGTCATTGTCCTTGCGCTCAGCAAACGACTCGCCGATCAGCACGACCCGCGCATCCCAGTTGCCAGCCGAGGCCAGATCAAGTGGGTGCTGGCGCATGCGCAGGCCATCGATCAGCAGAGCCAGCTTGCTGACCTCGAACAGATCGCCCTTCGTGTAGTCGTAGTCCACCAATGGCAGATCCGTCGGTTGCTCGGCATAGAGGTCGTAGACAGTCTTGAGCTGGTGCTCGTTGTCCAGCATCTCGATGTGTTTGCGG